GAAAAACAATTCTTTGTGTCAGCCGATGTTCATCCAAAGAGTCCGACCAATTATTTAGATAAAGGGACGACTTACAGGTATATGGACAATGCATTGGACGTGCCACCGCTGTATCTTCAGTAGTTCCGACTGTCATTTCGGAAGTTGTCACTGAGGTTACAGGAGTTCCTCGCCAACATGGGCCTCCGAAGTTCAAAGGTCCAGATGGTAAGTCAGCTTGGTATCCTTGGCGTGAAAGTTTGAATAAGAGTGGGAAAACTACGATTGGTGTTCCTGGCCGCGCGTTGATTCGCGCTGTCGAGGATTATCAACGCCCTCTTATAGGACTTTTGCACCAGCAAGCCTGGTGGCGCACAGAAATCATGCCGCTTAGCAAAGTACAGAATGTGAGTGGTATTGATGGCAAGAAATTTATCAAAGCCATGCAACCTAGCACTTCTGTGGGTTTTCCTTTGTCCGGTTCCAAATCAAGTTATATGGTAGATTTGGATCCTGAGCTATTTCCATCGCATTCTTGTCCGCGTGCAGTAGACGACATGTTTTGGAAAGAAGCTCAAAATATGGAGCGTAAGTATCTTTTAGGTGAGAGAGCTTATCCCGTGTTCAAAGGATGTTTAAAGGACGAACCCACCAAGGTCAGTAAAGACAAGGTAAGAGTATTTCAAGCTGCTCCATTAGCTTTTCAACTTTTGATTAGGAAATACTACTTACCAATTGCTCGTTTCATGAGCTGTAACCCACTCGTTTCAGAGTGTGCAGTCGGAATTAACGCTGTTGGCCCGGAATGGGATCAGCTAACCCGACATGTAAAACGGTTCGGCTCTGACAACATTTTGGCAGGAGATTATAGTAGTTATGATTTGACTATGTCTCCGCAATTGATGTTTGCAGCTTTTAGCGTGATGGTAAAGATCGCTGAAGAAGCCGGATATCAGCCAGTTTGTCTCACAATTATGAAACATTTAGCTACTGACGTGTGCTATCCAGTTGTGGCTTATAATGGGGACTTGGTGGAACTACTGGGATCGAAC